AAGAAATTACTAAAATATTTGTATTATGTTGTGCAGTAGCCTACTTTTACAGAAACAATCTAAAAACCTAACAAAATGAACAGAAAAGAACAATTATTCAAAAAGAAAGAGCTACACAAGTCAGCTCTTGAAAGCCTCTACAAGCAAACCACAGGGCAAACAATTTCCGGGGAACAGCTTTGGAAAAAGCTACGACTTATTGAGAATAAAGCCCGCAAAGAAACGCTGTCAATCTGTAATGGAGAATTTGAAGTTTCTTATGAATACAGCCACAGTCAAATAAATATCTATGAACGAAAGGTTTCTGAGCTATTTTGCAACAAGCTATCCTTTTTCGTGAACGATGATGCAAGGGGGCACGTATTTAAAATTGAGAATCCTCCTTCCGGAATGTACCGGGACTTTGCCGGATATGGACTGTTAGGAGTTACACTATAAAAAGCATGGGAAAAATAACCTACAAGCCTTACGAATGTACCCAATGCGGGTATCGGAAGGAGATTGACACAAACCATTATGGAGAATGTTATTCGTGGGGCAGATTTAATGTATGCTCGAATTGCCCTCCCTACAAACGTCCTACTACTTGGAAGTGCTTGGAGCAAGCTCCACAGGGAGAATCCCTTCCGGAACCTTGGACTAACATAAACATTGAAAACCTAAAACCAAAAACCAATGATTGAAAAACTTTACCAAAACTATCTTCTGAAAGTAAAACTGAAAGAGTCCGACATGGGAACCGTTCAAAGAATACAAACCAAGCAAGCGTTCTTTGCCGGAATAACTTTTTATATAATGAGCATATTACAGGCACCGGAGCTTCCGGAACCGCTTGAGGATATTGCAAGCGAGATTCACGCAGAGCAAATGGTGAAGGAGCTTAGTGTTTTTTGGAAGACGCAAAATGGAGAGGATCTTAAAGGCTTCGGCTTTTCTCAAAATTGATACTTTTTTTATTAATTCCAAACAGCATACATTTGCTGAATGGAAAACCCTCACTTATATTACAATAGGATTGCGTCCTTTTACGATGAAATGTTTTCACGCAAGATCGACAAAGCGGAAGATGAACTTATCTATGCTTATTTGAAAAAATATTCGCACCTCATTACTCTTGACCTTGGTTGCGGAACCGGGACCTTTGCCGAAAAAATTGATCCCATAATGTATGTTGGAATTGATATTTCCCAAAACATGATTGAGGAAGGGATAGCAAAAGTTGAACGACTTAATATTGCCAACTGTTCTTTTTTTAGAAGGCCTATGGAAGACATAAACCTTAAACACCGGAAAGGCAAATTCGGATTGGTTGTTTCGAATCATTGCTCAGTTGGGCATACCGATCTTCCGAAGGTCGTAGCATCAAACATTGAATCTATGTTAGCTCCCGGGGGCGTTTTCTTTTTAATGCTTCCAACAGAAAAATACATTTCCGGATATAATAGGAGGGCGCAACGAGAGACTCTTCGAGCCTACAAGCGGGAAGACCTCGAGGCAATCTTCGGAGCCTCTGCGGGCTTGAAAATAGCTCGTGCGTGGTCTTTCAATTGTTTTCTCGATGGTCGTTTCGGATCTTTGTTTCCGAAGTTCTTTCTCAAGTTGTTGCTCATTATGGAAACAAAGTTTTTCGGGAAATCAAACCGGGGGAAGTATATTATCTTAGAAGGATATAAACCACTTAAACCGATAAAAAAGTAATGAAAATACAGAACGTTAATATTAATTCTGTTGTTCCTCACCCGAACAACCCACGAGTTATTCGGGACTCAAAGTTTATTTCATTAAAGAAGTCCGTAAAAGATGCACCTTGGATGCTCGAAATCAGACCTATTGTAGTGAATGAGAAGATGGAAATTATTGGAGGATCAATGAGATACCGGGCTTGCGTGGAACTTGGATTCCCAACGGTTCCAATATTAGTTGCCAATGGAATTACCCAAGAACAGGAAATGGAATTCTTAATTAAAGATAACAATTCGGCAGGGGAATGGGATTGGGATATTTTAGCAAATCAATTCGAAGCTCCCTTGTTGGCAGATTGGGGCTTTCATGTTCCGGATATGAACTTCACACCAATGACTTCTCCCGCAACAGCTTCTCGAGAGGTTCGAGGAATAGATATTGAAAAAAAATCTAATCAGTTAGCCAATAGTTTTTCCGGTCCTAATGCGAAAAAGGAAGATGTTATTTGCCCCGAATGCGGAAACGAGTTTTGTGTTGATTCAGACCAATGAACAGGGAGACAGCAGATTTAGTTCTCTTGACAACAAAGTTTACAAGAGCGAAGACAATGCCAAACATTCCGCACTCTTGGACTGCTCGAAAAGAATGGGAGGACCAAGAGTTGTTCAACTCAATCGTTTTGCATATTCGAGAGTTCGGCATCAAAGAACAGTTTTATTCGAAGACATACATTTATTACTATGCGAACGGGTTCAAGTATTGGACTATGGGCAGAGTTGTTAGTGAAACCATAATAATCAACAGAGCATTAAAATGAACATAACACTTATAGCTCCCACTTTTAAAAGAAATGATATTTGTAATAGATTAATAAATTCTGTTCCGGATTGGATTAATATAATCATTGTTTCTTTATCAGATTCCGAAAATATTATTAAAAAAGAAAATGTTATAATTATGGAAGCCGAACAAATGCCACTAACCAATGCTTTGAATTTAGGGGTTCGGATTGCAGATAATTACTATCCGGAAACAGAAGCACATCTTCTAACCGATGACGATGTTTACTTTACGAAAGACACAATAATAAAAGATAATATTTTTGATTTGCTAAAGAAAAAAGACACCGGGTTGGTTGGTATAACAAGAATAATTAATTCTGTAAAATTAGAAAACAGGCATATAATTTCTCCCCACGTTTATAAGGGAGGCGGTTGGTTCATTAGAAAAGAAGTTTTTCACGCAATAGGTGGTTTTACAAATAATAATTCAGCAGACGAATGGGATATCTGCATAAAATCCTACGTTAATGGATATGTGAATTACAGAACAAAAAGTTGTTATGCCTATCACAAACAAGCAACAGCAACAGGAGGCTATAAAAGCGCAATAGCAGAGAGCAAAAGTTTAGGCTTAGTAAATAATTATATGTTTAAGTATGTATCGAAGCACATACAAAATGTTGCGAAATATGAAAATTTAAGTGGCAAAAAAACCAAGTTTAATTTATATGCAAAAACTCTACATTCTCAGAACAATAAGAAACTAAAAGAATGATCACACCAATATCATTTTTAGATTTAAAACCATTTCTTGACCAAGCAAAAAAGGAAATGCTTACTTTTTGCGACAATGTAGAATACTTCGGCTACTATAATGAGGATAAAATAGTTGCTTTTTGTGGCATTAGATATGTCGGAAGTAAAAAAGCAATAGTTAAAAATTATTTCGTAGTAAAAGAACATAGAGGAAAAGGATATTTTAAAATATTATTTGAATATAGTTTGTCTTTTACGCAAGGAAAAACTATTGAAGCTACTTGTACTCCGATGTCAATTAATCTATTTCTCAAGAAAGGCTTCAAAGTAATAAAAGAATATAAAAACGGATGCAAAACAGTTTGGTATGAAAATATATAAAGCGCAAAACGTATTCAATGCAGCCATTGACAGGATCAGATATTTATTTGAAGAGTTCCCGGAAGTGATAGTCGGGCTTTCCGGGGGAAAGGATAGCACCGTTACATTCAACCTTGCTTTGATGGTTGCCCGGGAAAAGAACAGGCTTCCCCTAAAAGTTATGTTCTTGGACCAAGAAGCCGAATGGGAGGGAACCATTGACACTGTTCGAGAGGTTATGTACAAGAAAGAGGTTGAACCGCTTTGGTTTCAAATTCCTATGACAATGACAAACAACGCATCTTCTTTTAATAGGTATAACTACTGTTGGAACCCGGAAGACGAAAAAGATTGGATTCACCCAAGGGATCCAATTGCCCAAACGGAAAACCGATATAAGACGAATCGCTTCCACGATCTATTCGGAGCAATCCTAAAGGTTGACTTTGCCGGAAAAAAAGTTTGCTACCTTGCCGGAGTCCGAACCGAGGAAACTCCGAAGCGACTTATGGCTTTGACAGGAAAATGTACCTACAAGCACATATCTTATGCGAAGGAGCTTTCTAAGAAAGAAGAGCATTATACATTCTATCCTATTTACGATTGGAGTCATTCAGATGTATGGAAGGCCATTGGTGAAAACAATTGGAACTACAATCGAATTTATGACGAAATGTATAAAAAGGGAGTCCCGATTCAAGATATGCGAATCTCGAACCTTCACCACGAAACAGCGGTTCAAGTTTTGATCCTAGTGCAAGAGATTGAGCCCAAGACATGGGAAAAAGTTTCAAAGCGCATTGATGGGGCAAACACCATTAAGCATCTTAAATTGGGAGCAATCAGTTGCCCAAGGGATCTTCCCCCAATGTTCGAATCGTGGAAAGATTACGGGACCTACCTAATTGGGGCAATGGTTCAAGAAGAGAAAAACAGGCAGCGCCTTCTTAAGGTGATTGAACGATGGAAGGCCTACATGATTAATGAGGCAACCGAACGATCTTTTTTCCGAACTATCATTTCCACAATCCTAACTTCGGATTGGGACCTAACTAAGATTACTAACTTTGTAGTTCGGCAAGAGTTCCAAACAGTAAAGAACCTAGTGAACGGAACCATTACTGCAGACAATTACGAAACCAATAAAAAAAACAACAGACTAGTTCAAATATGAATTTATTCCAATTTATTGAAAGCGAGTTCGAAAAAGCCGAATCCAAGGTTGAATTCCTTAATGGACTCCGGACCTTCCTACACGAAAAACTTTCTCCCGTTACTGAACAGCCTGTTGATTTAATCCTATGGGTTCCGGTTGAAGATGTTAAGCCGAATGATTACAATCCTAATTCAGTAGCAAAAACAGAAATGCAGTTGCTCTACAAGTCAATTGAGCATGATGGGTACACGCAGCCCATTGTAACCATTCAAGACGAAGCAACAGGGAAATACATTATAGTAGATGGGTTCCACAGATATTTCACTTGCAAGAACAATAAAGATATTTTTGAGCGGAATAAAGGGCTTTTGCCAATAGTTGTGCTAAAGAAGGATATCAATAACCGCATGGCTGCAACAGTTCGGCATAATAGAGCAAGAGGTTCTCATTCTATTACCGGAATGTCAAACATGGTTTTTCAGATGCTAGAAAACGGATGGGAAGACCAAGCTATTTGTAACGAACTTGGAATGGAGCCCGAAGAGATGTTGAAGCTCAAACATATAACGGGCTTTTCTAAATTATTTGAAAGCGTGGAGTATAAAAAAGCGTGGGAAACAAAAAGACAAATAAGGCAACGTATTGATTATGAGAAGCGACAAAGTGAAACAAACTAAGCGTATTCTATTGGATGCACTAAAAATGAGCATGGGAGTAGTTTCTCAGGCTTGCGATTCGGCAAAGGTTGACCGGAGCACCTTTTACCGATACTACAATGCAGACAAGAAGTTTCGAGCAGAAGCAGAAGAGTGCACTGAAAGAGCATTGGACTTTGCGGAATCAAAACTACTGAATCGAATAAATGAGGGCTCCGATTCTTCTATCCATTTTTACTTGAAAACGAAAGGGAGAAAAAGAGGATATGGTGATCGCACCGAATTAATCCTTGGTGCCGAAGATGAAGCCGGAATGCCAACAGCAATTTCTATAAAGGTTGTTCATACAATGAACAGCCCGAACAATCCAAACGCAGATATTTTAGTGCAGAATGTCGGGAAGGACTCTTGAAATAAAAGCAACCAATGTGTTCTACCGGAACCTTAGTGCGAACACCCGCATTGTCGTCAACCAAGGAGGAACACGATCTTCGAAGACTTATAGCTTAATGCAATTGTGCGTTTATAAAGCATTAACCGAAACGGGAAAGCGATTCACTGTTTGCCGAAAGACAGGTCCGGCAATGAAGGCCACTATTATGCAAGATTTTCTAGAGATCCTTAAAGAATGGAAACTTTATGATGAAGATTCACATTCCATTGGTCCCGGCATTTATCATTTGAACGGGAACGAGATTGCATTTATTAGCTTGGACCAATCTTCAAAACTGAAAGGAAGAAAGCATAACTACGTTTTCATTAATGAAGCAACGGAAGCCTCTTATGAAGACTTCACTCAATTGAATCTTCGACTCAGTTATCCTTCGAAAGATGGAAAGCGAAATCAAATTTTCTGCGACTACAATCCTTCTGTTCAATTCCATTGGTTGTATGACAAGGTTATTCCAAGATCCGATTCAACCTTCATTAAAAGCACGTATTTAGACAATCCGTTTATTGACCTAGAAACGATTCGTGTTATTGAGGCTTTGAAAGATACCGATGATTCATACTATTCGGTTTATGCCCTTGGAGAAAAAGCTGTTTCACTTGAAAACGTTTATCCACATTGGGGCGTGTGCGAATCCTTCCCGGAAGAATCTAAACTAAAAACTGTTTCTTATGGATTGGACTTCGGATTCAATCATCCAACTTCATTGGTTCGGGTTGGAATATCCGATGAACAGATTGTTTGGGATCAAATCCTCTATGAATCAGCACTAACAACTCCGGAATTAATAAAAAGATTGCAAGATTTATTGCCGAATAAGAAAGTTTCTATCTTTGGAGATCCTGCAAGACCGGAAATAATCGAATCTATAAGGTTAGCAGGGTTCAATATTAAGCCCGCAGCCAACAGCGTTCTCGAGGGGATAATGTCAGTCAGGGCAAAGCGTTTATTCATCACTGCGAGAAGCTACGAGGGAATAAGAGAAGCTAAAGCATATAAGTGGAAAACCACGAAGTCAGGGGAAATGCTCGAGGAACCCGTTAAGTCGAATGATGACTTCATGGATGCCGGAAGATACGGGACTTATTCAATGGTGAAAGGAACAGGAACAGTTAAAATTTCAATAAGAACAAAACGATGAAAAAAACATTAATTCTATCTATCTCAATGATGTTGCTATGTGGCTCCATTAGCTTCGCACAATTAGATCCTCAGCCCGGACCGGGCAGAGTTTTCCAATCGAAAACACTTCCCACAGCCAAGCCGGAAAGGTTCGGAAAATTCGATTTCCTTTATGTCATTGACGAAAATAAATTCTATGAATGGGGCGTTTCTTGGCAGGCATCTTTGATGCAACCGGGTTTTCCGGGGGCTGTTGGTCCACAGGGACCGCAAGGTATTCCGGGAGCAAGTACTCCGGGAGGATTCGACTTCGGAGGAATTAGATTTTGCGGAACTTGGTTGGAATTTAAACAGGCTATTTTTGATTCTAAAACGGGAGCGGTTCGAAAAATCTTTATTACCAAACCATTCACTCAATTGGAAAAACTTCGCTTTGATAACACACCGAACAACCCTTCTTTCTCATTGACCATTGTCGGGAATAATAATCGAATAACAGTTGCCCCCGGAATAGATACAGCCTTTGTTCGCTATTTCGCAACCTATGCTCTTGCTAGTACCAAGGTCGATTTTCAGTTGCATATAACAGAGTTAGAAATTACAGCGCCAAAAACTTGCATCATATTCTACATGAGTTCTATTTATCAATTCTCAATGACTCATTGTAAAGTATGGGGCGGTTCGGAACAGTTGAAGACTTGTTGGGTTCTCAATGGAGTGGTTGACCATTGTAGATTCGAAGGATGGGCAACTAATTCGGCATACTTAGGCTTTGAGGGAATGCAGGGAGGAAACAATTTCACTACTCAATCTAATCATTGGTTCTTTTCGAATAACAATTATAGAACTTCCCCCGGTCAATTCTCTTGCATTAGAACGAACGCTGTTTCGGGCTTCTTAGATTTCCACAATATCTATGAAGGAGGGGATTGGAACAATGATAATCTAGGTTCAAGTTATGCGATTTACAACGATGACAATGGAAGCACAACAGTCAAGGATCAGAATCACTTGTATTCACACATTGAATTTAAGCCTTTGATTTCGGCATACTATTCAAAACTTGCCGGAGGCACCGC